TGATGAAGATAATTTTTGGCCATTAGAATTAACAAGTGGTATGGAACGATTTGTTTCATCTTTAGCAATACGCATTGCACTTATCAATGTATCAGCTTTGCCGCGTCCTAATTTCATTGCAATTGACGAAGGATGGGGAAGTTTAGATGCAGAACATATTTCTGCAGTAGTAAATTTATTTGACTATTTTAGAACAAAATTTGATTTTTCAATTATTATTTCACACGTTGATTCTATGCGTGATATGGTAGATAATTTAATTGAAGTAAATAAACAAAACGGATACAGCCAGATTAATCATACTTGATATTTATATAAAAGATATCAAGTTCAATGAAACGTAAAGAAGCTGTATATAAAGGTTTAGAATATATCAATGTTTATTTTCAAGATAGTTCGGCTTCTTCTCCGGATTATTTTCAAATATCAGAATTTCCATTACGTTTAACAGCAGGTAAAAATTTATTTAAACTTCGAGGTCATCCTACTAATTTAAAAGTAGGAGGAATTTTAAATTTAGAAGTTTTAGATTACAATGGTAATCCTATTTATACTGAAGTTATAGATTACATTGATGAAGATAAAAGTCGTGTAATTGCAATTTATGTTTATGAAGATACTTCACCGGGTGATTGTACTATAACATTGTTAGCAGAAGCTGCTGTTATTAATGGTTCGCCCGTCCCAACTGAATGGCAAGGCCGAGCAAATGTAAAATGGACTAGAACAGTTCCTGTTAATCCAAATATTTCAAATGTATCAGAAATTATTTTTGAGAAAGATCCAGATGTAACAGTTACGGAATTGATAGGAGTACAACTAGATAGAAGATATACTAACAACATACAATTCCCAACATATACTACCGGTACAGTACGTTATTTTACTTATAACAATCAACCTGCAGTACAAATACAAGGCGGCGCATTTACAAGTGATATGTCATCTGGCACAATTACTATAGCATCGCCAATTAATCCATCCCCTACGCCTAATTTCCCTATATCTACAACGGCGTACGTGGCCACGATAAAAAAGATATTAAACCCAACTACGGCATTATTAGATACAGAGTATACGGCGTATAGTAGCCAGAGCATTTCTAAACATACGTATACGAATTTTGATTATTCTGCATTTTCTTTGTATTATGAACAAACACCTACATACATTGAAACACAAAATTCAGAATCATTTGCATTCATACAAGTTAAAGGATTAGAACCTGCAACTGGTGATGTATCTCGTATCAAAGTATTTACTAATAATAATGGTACAGTTGGAACATGGGAATTAATCAATGATCTTGAATTAGACGAAACGGAAATATTTGTTCCTAGCACAGCATCATTGTATCCAGATAAATCTATAGGTGTATTTACAACTCAAAGCATTGTCAATACATATTGGGAAGGAATTTCATATAATGGTGTTGCTACAACTACGGCTCCAACATTAACATGGACTACTTCATCAATTGAAAATGGAATGTTGATTTCAAATGCTATAAATTTAGATGCATCTAGTTCCATTTCGATTGCACAAATTAAATCTGCATATGCTGGAGTATTTTTAGAAAATTCTGCATATAAACTTTCAATTGATGCAATTGGTACTCAATCCGGAAGTGGTTCTCCAACATTAGCAATTTATTTATCAGGTAGTTCGTTTTATCAAAATCCAACAGATTATTTCAATCAAACATTTTCTAAGAAATTAGGTAAACGAATTGGTCAATTAACAGTAAATGGAGCCACGCAACGTTTTGATGATCAAATATTCAATTTCAATGCAGATTATGATGGTACTGGTACTTTATTGATTGTTGTCGAACAAGGAACATGGATAGTTTCTGACATACATGTTACATCTGATAATGATCCTGGATATTCTCCGAATTATACTAGAATTAAATCATTTGTACCAACAACGCATAAAATTAACAATCAGATTTCCTTTAAGATTGAATATTACAATGTAAACGGTGAAAAGAGCAAACAAACATCATACGTTTACAATAAAAATTGGGAAGGTGGCAATAGATATATTGATGGTAATTATTCAATGATTACCGGATCTTTATATGTTGCTGATTCATTGAATAGTGGTATTGCTATTAGTGGATATCCTGGCGCCGGATGGATACGTTCATTAGGATATGAAGGATTTGATGCAGGGTATCCTGGCTTATTAATATGGTCCGGATCTGCATTACCTGGTGCAACAACGAAAGGATTAGCTTATTCAGGTGTCGGCATAGAACTTTATGCAAATTCATCAAGCTATTTTAGATATAGTACAGCTGGTTCTGAAATAGATGTACGTACCGATAAATTCTTTTTTGGAAATCCTAATACTGCATACCTTAGTGGAAGTAATGGATTAATTGAAATTTCATCATCTAAATTCCATTTAACTAATCAAGGAAATTTAACTGCAAGTAATGCATTATTTTCCGGCAATGTTACTGCAGTTAACTTTTCTAGAAAATCAGTTACTGTATATAATTTAAATTCCGGATCATATTTACGTACAGTGACTGGCGGTAAAAATTTAGTATTTGATGGTTCATTAGGCGGAGAAATTATTGCAGATATGGCAATTGCTACTACGGGATCATTTATTATTAAAAATATTGAATTGCCAAATGCAGGACCTGTAGTTAACAATGAAGTTAATGTATACATACAAACACCAGGTATACAATTTGATGATGCTACAATCGGAGCAAACGTTGCAAGTGCATATGCACCAACATCATAATAATTAAGATAAAAAAATGGCTAATATAAATTTAACACCCGGCGAACGTTATACTTTTGGTAAATTAAAAGGGGTATCTGTAATTACAGATAGTACTGATAATGCAGAAACACCTAAATATATTAGAAACAAATTATATGTAACAGCTTCTGCTGCTGAATTAAATGTTGCGGGAGTTAATGCATTAGTTAAAGTCTCAACAACTAGCGTTAATGATCCGATGCTTCAATTTTCTATAGGTACATTTTCATATGAAAATTGGACTATAGGTATTGATAATACTGACAGTGGATCATTTAAAATACAAAATGCACAAACACTTGGTTCAGCGGCGACATTGGCATTGCGTATTGATACTAATGAAAATATTAGTATTCCAGGTGATGTTGCTATCACCGGATCATTTGCTTTAGGTGGCATTGCAAATACCGTAACTACGAATGCATTATATTATAATCCTACAACTAAACAAGTAACATATGGTGCATCTGGTTCGGGCGGTGGAGGAGGAGGAACCCCGGGTGGGTCTGACACGCAAATTCAATACAACAACGCCGGCGTGTTTGGAGGGGTATCTGCATTAACGTGGGATGGCACAACACTTCGCGCAACAGGTTCATTTACCGGATCATTAACAGGTATTGCTACAAGTGGATCATCAATCCTAGTTTCAAATACACCAGCAACATCCGGAACATTTTATCCGGTATTTGTTAATGGCGTTTCTGGATATAGATCTGCATTAGTTGATAATTCAACATTTACATATGATACAACTACTAATACATTAACTGTTACCGCATCATATGCAACAAACGCATTAACTGCATCAATTGCAACTACAGCTTTAACTGCATCATATGCAGTAAATTCTAATAACACTAATAATATTGATATTACTGACAATCCATCATATGGCGGTGTTACTTATTATCCAACATTTGTTGGTCAAACAACAGGATATACAAATGTATTAGTCGACAGTTCGTTGTTTACATATAATCCAAATACCAATGTATTATCAACAACTGCATCCAATGCAATTTTAACACAAACAGCATCTTATGTGAATCCACTACGACAAACTGTAATTGTTACGGGTTCATTAATAGTATCTGGTTCAAGTACATTTACAAACATCGGACCTGCTAATTTTACTGGGTCAGTTGGTATTTTAGGCAAAACAAACATATATAATTCAGGTTCAACAGTAGTTGATATACAAGGATCGCAAGGACAATTATTTTCTGTTACAGATGCATTATCCGGATCTTTAATGTCAGTTAATGATGTATCTGGTTTACCGATATTAGAAGTATTTTCCGATGATCGCATTGTTGTAGGTACATATGGTGCGCCTGCACTAACAGTAAATGGGTCATCTTTAATAGCAACCGGGTCATTACTTGGTACGGCATCATACGCAAATAATGTGTTAAGCGCTTCATATGCTGCAAATGGCGGCGTAACCCAATTGCTAGCAGGTCCTAACGTTACTTTATCTCCTACAAACGGTCAAGGACAAGTTACAATTAGTGCTACATTAAGTGGAAGTGCAATTTTTAATACCGCTACCGGTTCTTATGGTAGTTTTTATGACACAACTACTCAAACCAATGTAGCCAGTACTGCTCGTTCGATGTCTTTTAATACAACTGACATTACAAACGGAGTATCAATATCAGGGTCAACATCTCCATTTAACACATATATTAAAACACAAAATGCAGGTGTATATGATATTCAATTTTCTGCCCAAGTAGATAAAACAGATTCAGGTACAGATGAAATATGGATTTGGTTAAGAAAGAACGGAAGTAATCTAGCTGATACTGCTACTTCCTTGCAACTTGTAGGAAACGGAGCTCACTATGTAGCAGCTTGGAATTGGTTTGTAAATTCAGCAGCTAATGATTATTATCAAATCATGTGGTATTCTACCGATGCTAATGTAAGATTACATGCAGAAGCAGGTTTTGGAGTTGTACCAGGTATCCCTTCAGTAATTTTAACAGTAAACCGTGTAGATCAATTTTTATCCAATACAGGATCATTTAGTGGATCATTTACAGGAGCATTTAGTGGATCAGGTAATATAACTAGTGCATCATTTGCATCAACTGCTTCATTTGTTAATCCATTACGACAAACTGTTTATATTACTGGTTCAGTCATAATATCTGGTTCTGCAACAACAACCGAAGGTAGTTACACTACAGTGCCAGCAACATTATATGTTAAAGATAGTATTGGTGTATTTACTGATGCTAACGGTACAGCATCTATAAATTTAAAAGGCTCATCTACCAATCAAGGTATGAAAGGTATTTATTTTTACCATAATAATAGAACGGCTTGGATAGAAAGTTTTCCATTTGGTGGCAGCGACACTGGCGGATTGAGATTTGGTTCATTTGGATCTACCGTTTTAACATTCACACAAACTGGTACTGGTAGTTTTAGTGCACCTATTACAGCACCAGCATATAATGGATCAGATGTAAACGCCGGAACTCATTATTATAATTTTAATAGTGCTGAGTTCGCAGTACGTATAGCATCAACGAGATTAGGCGGTAGCGGCCGCGGCGATTTTAAAATACAACTTGCAACCGGCGGAGGAAATGCATCTAATTCAGATACATTTTTCTATGTTCCGGGTACAAATAAAAATATTTCAATAAATTCAGCTACAACTGATTTAGGCGCCCAGTTAGGTGTGAGAGGGTCAGGTACGACAACTGCTACAACTACGTTACGCATACAAAATGCAAATGCAAGTTCATCATTAGCTATAACAGATGATGGTACTTCAACATTTACATACCCGGGTGTTGCAGGATACTTCCTCAAATTAACCGGAGCTTATTCAGGAAATGGAACCTCAGCAGTATACGAAACATTAGGAGGGACTGGAGGATATTATGGAATTCATGAATTTAAAACTGGTATTAGTACAACTAGTTCAACTAGAACGTTATCTATAATTTATGGAGGTAGAGTAGTTATTGGAAATAAATCTAATTCAGACTTACAAAATCCTAAAGGTAATTTATTAATTGATACTAATTTCGTAAATACTTTTAGTGGTGCAGCTCCTGATTCAACAGCATTTAATACTGGTATTGTAATTAATCCAACGGGTAGTATTGATACCAAAACCACCGCTAGTGGAATACAATTTAATTTTGCTGCAATTGGTCCTAATGATAATAACGGCGGCGCATTTATAGGAACACAATGGAATCCTTTAACAAATGGGTATGATGCTGATTTAATAGTTTATGCTACTCAAGGAGGCCCAAGTTCATACAATGAAATTGCCCGTTTTGTAGGAAAACGCAAAAGTTTATCCCTAGGTGCAGGAAGAAACCCATCAGCATCTCTTCATATTTCAGGATCATCTAATTTTACTCTATTGGAAATAGACTCGCCAGCAGTAAACAATATATTGTATGTAAGCGGAAGTGGACGCGTTGGAATTGGAACAGGAACACCTACAGAAACATTAGACGTAAGTGGATCTGCGAGAGTGCAAGGTGATACAACTATTTCATCGGGTACAAATAGCAATATTAGAATATCAGGTGGAAGTATTGAATTTTCAAGAACTATTGACGGCGCCTACAATACATACATAGCAAAAAACGGAACTACAAACAACGTAGGTTTAACTTTTGTAGCGGCAAATGGTGGTAGTTATTTCTTTGATAGTACATCAAGAATTTTATCCCTTTTTGGAAGCACTTTAAACGTAGGCATCAACACCGCCACAGACGCAGGTTATAAACTTGATGTGAATGGTACCGCAAGAGTACAAGGTAATATTACCGCTACAGGAAATACAAGTACATTTGCTTTAGATGGAAGTAATAGAAGAGGTGTTGTAATCGGAAGTGTTTCTTCACTTGGAAGTGTAGATTTACGAGGAGATACAATTTATAGTGGTGTTTTAAGATTTTCACGTGATACAACCACAGAAGCACTTCTCTATATAGATTATATAAATGGGGCAAGTACATTTAAAATACAAAACACACTTTCCACCCCGATGTATCTTGCAAGTAACTTTACAGTTATTTCAGGTTCGTCAACTACTATTACAGGATCATTAAGTGTAAGTGGAGGTATAACTGGAAGTTTATTAGGTACAGCATCAACTGCATCATTTGTTAATACGCTTAATCAAAGTGTAATAGTAACAGGTAGTATGGTCATTGGCTCATCAAGTTTAGGACCATTTGAAAATACTTTAACTTTAGGCGCTCGAGACACGGGTGGCGAAGGTGGTCAATTAGGACTTAATGCATCCGGCGGAACATATACATCTGCGTCAATGCTTGATAATTATCAAAATCAATTACGTATATTACGCGGAAGTAATGCAGGAAGTGATGGGTTAGTAGCTTCATGGAATATGCATACCAAACAAATGTCATTACCTGCATATAATAGTGTATCGGCATTTGCAGGCACCGCAGCTGCTAACTTAGCAGTAGATTCAAGTGGAAATGTTATAACAGTATCAACATCAGGTGGAACAGTTTTCCCATACACAGGAAATGCAGTAATCACTGGTTCTTTAACTACAACCGGAATAATTTATGCTCAACCAAATGGAGGAATGTATTTCCAAGGCGGTGATGATGCTGCTCTATATGATATTAACATATCAAATCATATGGGTATTTATGGTGTACAAGATGCTACGGTAGGTTCCATTAAATTAGGAAGTGGTGGAGGAACTATATCAGGTAAAAGTGGTAACATTGGTATTGGTACAATTAATCCAACTTCTGCTTCTTTAACTGTTAATGGCAATGTTTGGGCTACATCATTTACTGGATCATTAAGTGGAACGGCAGCAACTGCATCAACAATTGTATCTCAAGGATCATTAGGTGGCGGTAATCATTATTTCCTTATTTCAGCAACAAATCCTGCAGGAGGAAATGCTGTACCGGTACAAACAAGTAACTTGGTATATAATTCAACAACCAATACATTACCAACAACAGCTTCATGGGCATCTAATGCTGTTACAGCATCATTTTATGGAGGAAGCACGATATCAGCATCATTTGCTAGCACGGCTTCATATGTGAATACACTCAATCAAGATGTCAATATAAATGGTACATTAACTGCAACCATTAAGTCGTTCTTGATTGAACATCCAACACAGCTAGGAAAACAATTACAATATGGTAACTTGGAAGGCCCGGAACATGCAGTTTATTTCCGAGGTCGAAACACAACCAATACAATTCAACTCCCGGAAGAATGGACCGGCTTAGTTGATGAATCAACAATTACTGTACAATTAACACCAATTGGAAAACATCAACAATTATATGTTGAAGACATTGCAAATAATATAGTAACCATAGGATCAGGTACAGAACCAACATTCAATTATTTCTTCATAATCCATGCTGAAAGAAAAGACGTAGAAAAATTGCAAAAAGTCATTTAAAAATATTTATAAGAAAATACTATGCCAGACGTAAGAATAATACCAGCTTCAGGATCATTGCAATTTACCGGCTCTTCTGCCGCTGATTCAATTCACGTACAATATACCAATTCCGGTTTGGGTTTCACTGCAGGTTCTACTAGAATGTTTATTTCTAGTTCCGGCCGTGTTGGAATTAATACTGCAATTCCATCTTATGGATTACATGTGGTAGGAACTGCGGCTGTTAGTAGTACATTAACATTAGGAGATACTATAGTTAGAGGCGGAAGTGGATTAACAACATTCCTTCAAAATACTAATGGTGAAAGAATGTTCACTTATGGACAATCCGGTGGCCTAGGAGATTATATAGCTATTGGTAGAGTTTCAGGCCATGCTTCAGCTACTCAAAGAAATACAATAATTGGTTCAGCAGCAGGAAACGGCCTTACATCAGGCGTTGCAAATACTCTTATAGGGTATGGTGCAATGAATGGGGCTAATACAAGTTATAATACTTGTATTGGTGATTTAGCTGGCCAAAATTTATCCGGAGGTGGTAATACTATTATAGGAGCTAGTAACTTTTCGGGAGGTAGTTTAGGTGGATCGTCAATTGGGATAGGATATAATAATTCATCAAATACAGGATATACCCTTCCCACAAATACAATTGTGTTAGGTAACTCAAACTATTTAGCTACTTCAAGTTTTGTTACCAACTCTACATTTATAGGAAATTCATTATCTAATACATTAACAACATTAAGTAATGTCGTTGTTTTAGGAAAAAGCACCCAAAATGTATTAATCGGAGAACCTTCAGCAGACGCAGGTTATAAACTTGACGTCAATGGAAGCGCTCGATCTACAGCATTTAGACTTACTAATAACTCTTTTATAGTAAATACATATACTCCGGGAGCAACGATACTACAAATATCAAACAGTTCAATTGGAACGCATAATGGCGCCACCGGTATTTCTATTACATGTTCTGTTGGTATAATAGCATATAGTAATTTGGGTATTAATGGAAGTAATCCCGTAGGAGCATCTATATATGCAGCGGGAGGATCAGCATCTGGAAATATTTCATTAGGTATAATATCAAATAGAGCATTAATAACAAGTACAGCAAATGGATTAGCTATGCATACTAGTTCAATGCTCCAAGTTGATAGTACAACTCAAGGTTTCCTTCCTCCTCGTACGCACCTTACATCAAATATTGATACGCCTGCTCAAGGTTTAATAACATATGTTACGGGTTCTGGGAATGGCGGAGACGGTTTATATTATTACAATAGCGGATCATCGATCGGTTGGCATAAAGTATTAACCAATAGTGGTTCACAAAGCATATCAGGTTCATTAACAATAACTGGTACAATAACAGGAAGTATAACAACTGCAGCAACTGCATCTAAAATAATATCGAATGGGGGGCTTAATGGAGGTAATCATTATTTCTATATTTCAACATACCCACCGGCCGGAGGCAATGTAGGAGTAATACAAACAAGCAATTTAATATATAATTCAAGTACAAATACATTACCAACAACATCATCATGGGCAACTAGTTCCATGAGTTCATCATATGTTAATACACTTGTACAAGGTGTTGTTATAACAGGCTCATTAAATGTAACCGCAGGTATAACGGGATCATTGTTAGGTACCGCATCATATGCAACTCAAGCATTAAGTGCTTCATGGGCACCAGGAGGTGGTGGATCATCATTCCCATATACAGGATCAGCTCAAATAACAGGATCATTAGTCGTAACCGGTGATATTAATGTAACAGGTTACTCCGGCTTCGGAACAAATACACCAACTGTTAGAGTAGAAATTGATGCAGCTGACAACGGATTACAACGAGCTTTAAAAATACGAAATACCAATTCTGGTTCAACTGCAGCTGCAATAATGGATTTCAAAACTACAGATAATGATGAATTTAGTATAGGGCAATTCAATGGAGCCATCGGCGGGGTGTATAATGCTGGCGATGTATTTTTACAAAATAATTCTACAACGGGTGGATTGTCAAATATGTACATCGGCAACGCTGGCAACGCCAATCGAATGGTTATTAGTCATACTAATACTGTCGGCATTGGATTTCCAATTGGTTCTGTATCTAGTACAATGTTCAGCGTTTCTGGTAGTGCAGATATAATCAATAATTTATCTGTTGGTAGTAACGGCGGTTCTTTATTGCTAGAAAATGGAGCTGGTCAAACAGGCAAAGATAGCGCTGGAAATATTATTTTAAACTTCGATGGAGCAACAAATCCAACATTATTGATGGGTCCAAACTCTGGTATTAATCTGTTAGTTACTAACACCATCGGCGGCATCACTGAAATAATTGATCAAGATACATTGGAAGTAGATTATCTAGGAAGTCCATCTGCACAAGGATCAATATTGTCACGAGCGGAGTCCGGAGAAGCATTTGATACGGGTCAACTATTATTTTTAAGTTCATCAAATCAATGGTATATAGCAGATGCAACTGCAGCTGCAACATCTACTCCATTACTAGGAATTGCTTTAAAAGACGCCGGCGCAGCAAATGATTTAATTGCAGTATTACTAGAAGGTCATTATAGCACCGATGCATATCATGATCAAGTTGCAACACCAGCAACACCAGGTTCTCCATTATACATAAGTACAACAGCTGGAAATGTTACTGAAACGGCACCTACCGGTACTGGCGATGTGGTTCGATTAATTGGTCATAATATATATGGCGGCGCCGGAGGACGAGGTCCGGACGTTGCAGTAATACGCTTTAAACCAGACAATACTTGGATTGAATTGTAATGACTCGCAATAAAGAATTAGTTTTCGAATCTGATCATATTGTTTTAAAAGATAAACCCAACCAATTTGTCATGATGGCGTGGGAAACAGATCTCATGAAATTGCATGCACATCGAGTTACGCAGAATGCCGGAGATATTCTAGAGATAGGTTTTGGAATGGGTATATCTGCACAATTCATACAAGACTTTGGTTGCTCCTCACATACTATTGTAGAAATACATCCGGATATTCTAATACGTTTACATGAATGGGCAAAAGACAAACCCAATGTAACAATCATACATGGCGATTGGTTTGAGTTACAAGATACAATATGCGAATCGCAATATAATGGAATTTTTTACGATGCAGACTGCGTTAAATCTTCAAAATTTAAAAATGTAATCGTTGACCGAGCACTTAAAACTAACGGCGTATTTACGTATTTTGCACCAAACGGCTTTGACAAATATCGTTATGGCGTAGCATTGCAACATGATTTGGTAACAATAAATGTACCTATACCAAAAAACATATATCATAACGACGCACAGTGTATGTGTCCATACTATATAAATCATTGATATTTATAAATAAATAAATTATGGCAAAGTTATCAGGTGTAAATGTTTCTTCAATTGTCAGTATCAATACTACTAATGCTACGTCAATAAGTTATATTTCCGGAGTAGCTACAAGCACTATATCAGGATGGCCTGGCTCTGGAGGATCTGGACCAACGTTATTAACTAACCCGAATATTTATATAGCTAACCAAGATGGGGCTTATGCAACTTCTGGTTCATGGACATTATCACCAGGATCTACTGGATCGTATATATATGAATGGTTTGATACAAATGATACACTTCTAAGTACAGCTATATCACCACAATATAATTCGAAAGCTGGAATATGGGAGTATTTTAATCCAGGATATAGTAATATTAGTTTATTATTTCAAGATGTTTATTTACGAGTAACAGCTGGAGATAATACCGGTACTACTGTTGCAACATCGAGTGTTGTTAGATTCGAAGATACAAATTTAACAACATTTTTAGGAAACACCGGTATTACCGGTAGCACTGAAATACAGGCATTAGAATATGTACAGTATCAATTAAGAACAAATAATATTTATTATAAAATAAATTATTGCCCAATCGTCGGCGGAACTGCGGGATCGCATGCATGGTCAATGAAAGGCAACCAACTAAGTTACAGCTATGCAACTAGTCCTTTTTCAAGTAGTTGGGAACATACTTCCGCTGGAATGAATAATCGTGGTAACGGTATAGCTACTTCTATAACCCCATATACAGGTATCAACTCCGATTATGGTTCAATTGGATTTTATTCAGGTACAGAAGTTACAGAAAATTCTATAGATGTAGGATTATCTGAACTAGTATTCTTTCCTAGTACACGTAATAACATAGCAATTGCTTTAGGCGTCAAACGCAATATCCAAGCATTCGCTCCACCAGCTGCATATTTAGAACAATTCGGTACTGATGCTACAACAGGAACAACGTCTTCATTTGCTACTACATCATCAATAGGAATGTTTATAGCAAACATCGAAGGTACCCCTGGAAGTTCTTTGATTAAAGTATATAAAAATGGAACACTATTAGGCAGTACATTTTCTAATACATGGAATTTAGAATCCGCAAAATTACGAATAGGAGCGCGTCCAGGGTTTAATCCTATTAACCCATCAAATAAACTTTATAAATTTGTATTCGCCGGCGCATCACTATCATCTGGAGAAGTAACTCAGTTAACTAATATAGTTCAAGAATTCCAAACAATGTTAGGTAGACAAAATTAACAAGCAACACTAGGAAGAACTGTATACTAGCCGCATAAAATACTTTTGATATATTTATATAAAACGGAAAACTAATGAATAAAATAACAGTTTTATTTCCTGGCGGATTCAAACCATTAACTGGAGCTCATTTAGAATTAGCAACTAGATATGCTCAAGATCCACAAGTTGAACGAGTAGTAATGTTAATCGGTCCAAAAGAACGAGATGGTATTACACGAGATAAAACAATGGAAATGTTTGAATTACTAAATTCAAATCCAAAAATTCAAATACAACCTACCGAATTCAATTCTCCTATCATGGCTGCATATGAATATCTTTTTGCATTGCCAGAAGATGCAACAGGTCATTTTGCTATGGCGGCATCTGCTAAAGGCGATGATTACGTTCGTGCAAAAGATTTTGTTCCTAATGTAGATAAATATGCTACAATTGGCGATAAAAAAGGACGTAGAATACCTTCGGGAATCAATGCAACTGAATTAAGTATTAATGTTGATCCATTAACATACGCAGACGGAACACCAGTATCAGCTACTGCAGTTAGACAGGCATTAGCAGATGATAACTATGAAGCATTTCGTGCATCATATCCACAATATGAAGATGCATATGTAAAAAATGCATGGCAAATATTAAAAGGAGTTCGCGAAGCTGCATTGTTTACTAAAGAATGGTGGTCTGCGGCATTGCATGAAGATGTACAAGAAGTTATTGAAGCAATAATGAATCCTAAAGAAAAAACGAAACATGATTCAAAAATCAATCATTTACGTTCTTTTCTAGAAAAACACCGCGGCGAAGAATTTGTATATGATTTTGATAATTTTTCTAAAACAGTTGTTGGAGCTAAATTAATAGAATCTATTATTTCAGAAAATTATATTACGCGTGATGAATTAAAACAAATAGAACCAGTAGTTGATAGATTTTTTAAACGCTATGGAATTGATGTAGATTTTCAAGGCAAGTTTACTCACTTCATTGAACGTTTAAATGATCCTAGAAATGAAGGAACTATTAGATTAGATGATTTAGAAAACTTATTCAGAGACTTATCAGACGAATATGGCGAAAAAATTGTACAACAATTCCAATCCGGTAATCCTACAGCAGTAGAATCTGATTATCAATTCGATGTTCCATTACATATGCCATTCCAATTAGAGTTTGATCGTCAATTAGGTCAGATTAAATTGATTCCGCGCACTATTAAAGCACAACGTAAACAATGGCAACCGAATAATCCTAATGATGTAATTTATAAAATTGAATCAGCAATGCATAAAAGTGAGGATAGAATTAAATGTAGAAAATGTCCACACAGTTGGCCAGTAAAAACTGGTGGTAAAGATTTATATGTTTGTCACAAATGCAGACATAATAATAATCCCGCATTAAAAGAATCTAAACTTATTACAGAAGGCGGCGCCGCAGGACATATGGCACATCCATATGATGATCATGGTTTAACTTTCAATGAAATGAAAGATTTAGTTTCCCGAGCATTGGAAGGACGTTTAGATATTGAAGAAGCAGTAACTGAAAAGACTGATGGGCAAAACATCCAAGTAACATGGAAAGATGGTCAAATTGGATTTGCACGTAACAAAGGTACTGTAATTAATCCAATGACGGTACAAGAACTTCAAGACAAATTTGGAGGGCGAGGACCTATCTCAGATGCATTTGGCGGAGCAGCAGAAGATTTAGCGGAAGCATTTAGACAAATACGTCCGGAAGAATTAAATAAAATCTTTAAAAATGGACGAGTATTTGCAAACATGGAAATCATTTATCCAGCAACAAAAAATGTAATATCATACGATGTCGCTGTATTACAATTCCATAACCTAGTTGAATATGATGATAAAGCAAATGTTGTCGAAACAGATATGACTGGTGGAGCAACTCTACAACGCATCATACAAGATGCAAATGCACATCTTCAAAAAACATTTTCATTTATTCCTCCACAACGAATCAAGTTAGGCCGAGTATATGATTTTGAAGATCAACAAGCAGCATTCTTTAACGAGATTGATCAGTTAAGAACTCGTTACAATTTAAAAGAAACTGATCTAGTAACAGAATATCACAAAGCATGGTGGGCAGATGTTATTCGTACGAAGGCACAAGAACTAGGATATGAAATTCCAGACAATGTTTTAACTGCATTGATTTACCGGTGGGCATTTAATGATAAGTCAACTAATATTTCATTGCTTAAAAAAGATATTACCAATCCAGAATTTTTAGCATGGGTATCTGAATTTGATAAAAAAGATTTTAAAAAATATCAAAAACAAAACATGGAGCCATTTGAAACAATATTCTTGAGATTAGGTGCAGTGGTATTAAAAAATGCAGAAAATTTCTTAGCAGCAAATCCAACTAAATCGATTCAAGAATTAAAAACAGAATTGGCTCAATTAATAAAAGAATTACAAAATAATCCAGACCCAGCTATTATTTCTAAATTAGAACACGAATTACGCCGTATACAACGGTTGGGTGGATTTGACGCAATTATCCCATCAGAAGGAATAGTATTCGTATACGGAGGACATACTTATAAATTAACAGGTGCATTTGCGCCAGTCAATCAACTACTAGGAGTGCTGAAATACGCACGATGATATATTTATATAAAATGGAATAAATTTATGAGCCGGCCAGCTGGAATAAAATTAAGTAACGAACATAAACAAAATATTTCCAAAGCGTTAACAGGCCGTACAAAAACTTTTATATATTCTAAGTTTTCATATGAAGATTATATGGAAATATATAATGATTTTATAAAATTACATACACAAAATAATACAATTGGAATTGAACAATATTGCAAATCTACTAAAAAAATTAGTAGTACTACATTTCGTAAATTTATAAAATCAAATAATTTATATTGTCCAAAAGCTAAATGGAATACTAATAGAATCGAAACGCATAGAAAATATATGATCGAAATACGTTTCGGTTTAGATTATGATATGTGGAATAAATTACAACCTACAAAGAAATTATATTATAATTTAGTAAGATCGTTAACTGAAAAACAACCATTACATTTATTAGATAATTTTTCAAAACGCGGAAAACAAACATTTCATGTAGATCATATTATTCCTATAATATATGGATATAATAATAATATTCCAGCTGAAGAAATTGCACATATTAGTAATTTAAGAATTATATCAGCAACAGAAAATTTACAAAAAAGTTGCAATCTTATTTTAGAATGATATTTATATATAAAGATGTTAAAAATGGAAAAACACAAAAGCAAATACAAAAAACCAGAAAACAAAAAACCTACTTATCGCAAAGATATTAAAGATTATACATTGGACGATAAAGACGGAAATATGAATCCAAAATCTGCAGGTGAAAAAATTCCTAATCTTTTACGTAAAACTGATAAAGAAATGCAAGATGATGGAAAAATGTATCCAACATATAAAGATGATGATCGTTTATATAAAGATTTAGAAGATGGCGATTATGATCCTAAAACAGCTTTGAAACGTATGAAAAAACGTCAAGATACAGAAGAAAAAGATGTATTAAAAGATAAAATTGAAAATTTAACTAGAGAACAAAAAGAACGTTTAGTTCGTGAATATGTCCGCAGAAAATTAATCAATCGATTAGTTGAAGCAGCTCCTGGAGAAGAACCAGCAATTGAAGAATTGCCAATGGATGCACCAGAAGCAGAAGTACCTGCAGCTGAACCAACTGCTGAAGTACCAACAGAAACTCCAGCACCTGAAGCTCCTGCACCCACTGCTGAAGTACCAGCAGAAGCTCCTGCAGAAACACCTGCACCTGATGCTAGTGCAGAAATGGATGCTCCTGCAAAAGAAGCTTTAGCAATTGAAAGATTTTCAAATCATTTGAAAGAAGAAGGCGGAAACATTTCTAGATTGAAATCCATTGCAAAAGTTTTAAATGCAACATTTAGAGAATCAGAACCAGAAGATGTTCAGAATTTTTATAGAATGTTGAAAACATTTACAATAAAAAAACTAGCAAATAAATAAAAAAGTTATATGTCTAAAAAGTTACAAAATGTCAAAGCCATCTCACAAATGTTAGATGGTACCCACAAGTTTCAAACTAAAAAAACTGTAGGGTTTAGCGATGTTGAAAAAACAGCTAAAGAAAATGAACGTCATCTAGTAGGCGATGTATGGGAAGAAGTTGATACAACAGGTATTACATACATCGTCGAACAACGTGACGGATTCCGAGTTCGTAAACCAAAAAATTCAGAAATTTTCCAAGAAATTAGACAAGAGCTTAGAGCTTTTCCTAATTGTCGAAAAGATGTATGTACATGTCCCGGATCTCATCAATTAGATCAAAAGATGCGAGGCATTCACGGAATGTGTTTTGATTGTACAATTGAAATGGAACATGAAATGAAATCTGCAGGTACATATGAAGAATATGAACGTCAAAAAGTACGAGAGAATGCATTAGCATGGTTAGCATCTGCAGAACGCGATGTTGTTATGTTAAAACAAGCATATACACAAGCATCACAATTTGTTAGTAGCGGAAACGGAGATGTAGAAACATGGACGGAAAAAATGACTCCGGAAGAGTTTGAAGAAACGGTACAAAAACAATTTGATAAATTCAAAGAAAACTTTCTAAACAATTTAAATAATAAAAACAAGGAAACAACAAATGAAAATGATTAAAAAGTATTGGGTAGCTATCGTTGTCGGTATCGGCGCAATTATTGCATTTTTTCTATTCACTTCAAAAAAGAAATCAAAAAAATTAGAAAAAATTGCTGAGAAAATTGAAGATAATACAGAAAAGATTATCGAGACAGAAAAGAAGATCGAAGTAATCAAAGAAAAAACAAAAGCTGCGAAAAAAGAAGCTATTAAAATTAAAAATGAAATTGCTGAAATTGAAGAAGCTAAAGAAACAATTCAAGTTGTTGAAGTAGCTATTGAAGATGCAAAAGAAAATATTTTGAAAAAAACACGTAGAAAAAAATGAAAAAATTAATCATCATTTTAATGTTCCCGGTTATTGCATTTTCACAAAAAGGAAAAGCAAAACCAGACACATGTTTTACTCAATCTGAGTTAGCAGATATTTCATTCGTATTAGATTCGCTTTGGACAGCTGATGATATTAATAATGAATTAATTGTTAAGTATCGCGGTTTAGTTAAACAACAAGATTCAATTTCAACTTTAGATTCAATGCATATTGCAGAACAAGACACTGAAATTAAATTGTTGAAATCTAATATTGATTTATACAAACAACAAATTGAGTTAATGCAACCAAAATGGTCTGACAAAAAAGGCTTATGGTTCGGATTCGGATTTATATCAGCATTAGGGTCAGGTATTTTAATCAATCAACTAGTAAAATAATATGACGCAACCAAATATAAAACAGATCATTCAACAGCAGTACACGATGTGTGCGAAAGATCCTGTTTTCTTTATGCGTCAATATTGTTATATACAACATCCGAAAAAAGGAAAGATTAAATTTAATCTATTCCCATTCCAGGAAGATTCATTAACTGAATTGCGAGATAACCGATACAGCGTTATCTTAAAGTCTCGTCAGTTAGGTATCTCAACATTGTCAGCCGGCTTCGCATTATGGAGCATGTTGTTCAAAGAAGATTTCAACGTACTTGTTATTGCAACAACTCAAGAAGTAGCAAAAAACCTTGTAACAAAAGTACGTGTCATGCACGACAATTTACCTAGTTGGTTAAAGGGTAATATTGAAGCAGACAATAAACTTTCATTGAAATTCAAAAACGGTTCGCAAATCAAAGCAGTATCATCTGCAACTACCGGTGCACGTTCTGAAGCTTTATCATTGCTTATTATTGATGAAGCAGCATTTATCCGGAACATTGAAGAAATATGGATTGCATCTCAAGCAACACTATCAACGGGTGGTGGAGCAATTGTATTATCTACTCCTAATGGTGTGGGTAACTGGTTTCATCAAACATGGGCAGATGCTGAATCAAATATCAATGGATTCCACACAATTAAACTACATTGGACAGTACATCCAGAACGCGATCAAGATTGGCGAGATCAACAAACTCAATTATTGGGCGAACGTGGTGCTGCTCAAGAATGTGATTGTGACTTCGTATCATCAGGACATACTGTAATTGATGGTTCTATATTATTAGAATATGAAACACATTGTCAAGAGCCAATTGAAAAACGAGGATTTGATAATGGGTATTGGGTTTGGGAATATCCAAACTACGATCGCGATTATATAGTAGTAGCTGACGTTGCTCGAGGCGATAGCGCTGACTGGTCTGCATTCCATGTAATTGATGCACAAGATGTACGACAGGTTGCAGAATATAAAGGCAAAATACCTCCTAAGGATTTTGGTAATATGCTTGTAACGGTTGCAACAGAATGGAACAATGCATTGTTAGCAATTGAAAATGCAAACATTGGTTGGGCTGCAATTCAACCAGCATTAGACCGAGGATATGAAAACTTATTTTATACATATAAAGATGATGGATATGTTGATGCTGATGTACAATTGAAAAAAGGTTATGATATGAAAGATAAGAGCCAAATGGTTCCTGGAGTATCAACTACAACTCGTACACGCCCATTAATGATTTCAGCATTGGAAATGTATATGCGAGAACGCACACCAATCATCCGAAGCAAACGATTGATACAAGAATTGTTTGTATTTATTTGGTTAAATGGTAAAGCACAATCTCAACAAGGATATAATGATGACCTCGTAATGTCATTTTGTATCGGGTTATGGTTAAGAGACACCACTTTAAAATTAAGACAACAAGGAATTGAATTAAATAAAAGAACCTTGTCTCAATTTCAAAAAACTACAGAACCTGTTATTTATACAGGTAAACCAAACAACGGCGCAGACGGTTGGAATTGGAATAATGGCCATTACAACGAAAATTTAACCTGGCTTCTGTAACTAGTTATATTTATAATAAAATTAATATATTATGGCGTCTTTAAGAAAACGTTTACAAAACCTATTTAATACTAACGTTGTTGTTCGTGCCTATGGCAAAGATAAGCTTCGTGTAGTAGATACTAACCGTTTGCAAGGGGTTGGTAATTTAAATCAAACTAAAGTAGCAGACCGTTATACTAGAATGCATGGCTCGAACAAGCACATTGTAGGAGGTATGGGAGGATATGATTCCAACTACTATATGCATCAGAATCGTATGCAGCTTTATGCTGATTATGAAATGATGGATCGAGATCCTATTATTAGTTCAGCATTAGATATATATTCAGATGAATCTACATTGGCAGATCAATTCGGTGATATACTAACAATTAAAAGTGATAACACACAAATTCAAAAAATACTTTATAATTTATTTTATGATATTTTAAATATTGAATTTAATTTATGGACTTGGATTCGCAATATGTCGAAATACGGCGATTTCTTTTTGAAATTAGATATTGCAGAAGAAATTGGTGTAATGAATGCAAGACCAATGTCTAGTTATGAAGTAGAACGTTTTGAAGAATATGATGAAGCAACTGGAGAATATAAAATTACGTTTAAACACGTAGGATCTCCAAATGTACACTTTGATGTATTTGAAATGGCACATTTCCGAATGTTATCAGATTCTAACTTTTTACCATATGGTAGATCAATGTTAGAAGGAGCACGTAAAGAATTCCAAAAATTAATGATGATGGAAGATGCAATGCTCATACATCGTATTATGCGCGCACCTGAAAAACGTATATTTAAAATTGATATTGGTAATATTCCACCAAATGAAGTTGATTCATTCATGGAAACAATTATCAATAAAATGAAAAAAATTCCACATATTGATCAAGCAACAGGAAATTATAATCTTAAATTTAACTTGTCAAACATGTTAGAAGATTATTACTTGCCAGTTCGTGGAGGTCAATCAACTACATCAATTGATACATTGCCTGGAATGACTTTCACCGGAATGGATGATATTGAATATATCAGAAACAAAATGATGGCTGCCCTTAAAATACCTAAACCGTTTTTAGGATATGATGAAGGAGTAGAAGGTAAAACTACATTAGCATCAATGGATATTCGTTTTGCTAGAACAATTGAACGCATTCAAAAAATTGTTTGTTCTGAATTAACTAAGATTGCAATTGTGCATTTGTATGCGCAAGGCTTTGAAGGAGCAGATTTAATTGGATTTGAATTAGAATTAACATCGCCGTCAATTATTTATGATCAACAAAAAGTTGCATTAATGAATGAAAAAATGACATTGGCTAATGCAATGAAAGATTCAAAATTATTATCAGATCGATACATATATGAATATATCTTCAATATGTCAGAAGACCAATGGCTTCAAGAACGCAATGATGTTGTAGAAGATCTTAAACTTCG